ATGTTTTTATATTCTAAATCCTTTATTAAATCCTTTTGAAAACGCCCTTGTAACACTTGGAGGAATCGGAATATTTCCGTTTTCGTTTTCTTTTTGTTTCCAAACTTCCTCGCTATTTGTTGTCAATCCTGTAATTTGGTCTATATTTCCTGAAATAGTGATGTAATGCGTGGTTTCTGCATTCGCTTCTGCGTATTTCAGCCCTGATAAAACCCTGTTAGGTATTGTTTTGCTGACATTGACAACGCCTTTCAGGTTTTCCTCTACGCCATCAATGTTTAAAACTACCCAATCAGGCGAAGTAAAAGCCATATTCAAGGTGTTTCCCTTTAAAACAAAGGTTCTTTTAACAGGGTTAGGGTCTTTTATCTTCAAAGTGAAAGAGCCGATAATTTCACCGTTTCTTATCGTTTTATTCAGCTCTATACTATCAGACAAATAGACATCATAAACCAAAACTTTCCCAAAATCTACAATCAGCCGAGCAAGACCTTCCTTGTCAAATTCCGACATAAGATTATCAAAATCAGCCTTTGTTTTATGCCAATTTTCGCCTCTTATCCAGCCTTTTAATTCTATCTCTCGCTCATCATACTTCGCAGGAGAAAGGTCTATCTGTCTGCCGTGTTGTTCTGCCCAGTCGTAGGTTTTTCTTGATTTGGGTTTGGGTTTATCCAAAAGCCCCTTGGAATCTGAAATATACACTCCAAAATCTTTGAAAAACTTTCCGTTAAGGCTGTAAATCACTTCACTCATTTTCTGTAAATCCTGATTTTAGCATTATCAAACTCTTCTACTTCCACTTGAGCATTGTCCAAAACATCAACCGACAAAATAGCATAGTCCTTCGCTGTGATTTTGACCTTTGAATTGTGTCTGATGATGATTTGAGCAACCTCAAAATTGTTATACACCAATTCTACATTAGAGTCTCCGAAAACAGCCAGATGAGTTATGTTTTCTAATATTCCTGAAAAGTCCGTATAAAGACCATACTGCATAATTTCATCTCGGTATTTTCTCAAATCTTTCAGTTTAGGGAAGTCATGTTCTTTTGCCCAATCATCTCCTTTGAAATACATTTCGCAAAGGTTTTTAAGTGTCGGTTTGGCTTTCATTTGCTCATACCATTCGTTACACAATCCCTGCGCTTTTGCGTGTTCTATGATGTCATTCATAATTATTGGTTTTTATTAAATTCCACTTGCTCTAAGGCTTCCATCTCCTTTTACCTTGTTGTTAAGTTCAGATAAATCTTTTCTCATCTGAAACAGATTAAATGTGTTCTGCTCTATCTTAACAAGGGAATCAACAGAGTTTTTCATCGCCTCTAAATTTTGCTTTTGATTCTTTAAAATCTCGCCTGTGTTTATCCTAATTGCATTAAACTGACCTGCTAAAACACTCGCTGTTTCTTCACTCATCCCCTTTATTGCACCTTTCAGACTATCATCATTGCTCTCTACTCCCTCAAAAATCTCCTTATACCCCTCTAAAAAAGACTGCATTCCTGAACCTGCGCTTTTAACCTCTGATTTAAATCTTGCGATGTCTTCTTTGGATAAGCCCTTAAATACCCCTGTGCCGTCCTCATTAAGCCCAGTAGCCTTAAATAAACTTTGTAAAGTCCCCTGCATTCTTTTCTGCAACATCAGGTTAAGCTGGTTCTTTACAAGGTTTTTTACCATATCATTGGCTACTTTTTCCAATGATTGAGCAGCGTTTTCTCCACGACTAAAAGCATCTACCAAAGCATCCCCTACCTTTGATGCTGCTCCTGCTAAATCGGTCTGCAAAACATCTTTTATCACTCCCTCTTTTAGGTCAGAAATCGTTCTGTTAATTGCGCTTATCTGCCCCTGCCAGTCAGAAACCTTTCCCCAGTCGGTTTTCTTTTTACTTGCTTCTGCGTTAATCATATTATTCAGAACCACTCTTTGCTGTTCTAAATTCTTGATTAAGTTGGTTTGGTCGGAATATTGCCTCGCGTTAAATGCTTTATTTGCTGCGTGGGATAGTTCTTCATAAGCTGTTTTCAGTCTGTTCAGCGCCTGCTGTTCTCTTTGGATGGCTCTTTCTTTCTTCTTGTCTCCACTTAAAGCCTTGAAAATAGAGCCTATCATTTTGATACCTGATGCTACAGCGCCTACAACATTTCCACTGACAATGTTTTTTGCCAAGTCTATCCCTGAATTGGCGATATTGGTAATGTCTTCCATAGCATCTCTTGCAGCATCACTCATTCCCCCAAAAGCATCCGCCATGTCGTTAATCCCTTGAATAGCCTCATTAAATGCCGATTGAGTTTGATTTAAAACATTGGCTAATTTTTTCCTTTCCTCCGCTGTCTTTTTCTCTGCTTCGGTAAGTTCTTTTTGTTTTTTTATAACAGCCTCTATATTTCCGCTGTTCAGCGCCTTGTCAAACTCTTCTTTGGCTTTCTTTTGTTCAGCCAAAGCACTTTTATACTCTTTAAGAGAATTGATTAAAGCCTTAAATGGATTTCTTGTAGTAGCCGTTTCCAGTCTTGCAATGCCATCTTTTAATCGGTCTAAATCATCAGGCGAAAGGTTTTCTTTGTTTTCCTCCTTAAACTTCCTGAAATGAGCCAAAATTCTTTTAAGGGTGTCTTGTGAGAAATACTCTAACTCTCCAAAAGCGATTTTCCACTCATCACCACTCATAAACATATCCATAGATAGACTTCCCAACTCTCTATTTTTAGCATCTTCTACCCTTTTTTGTTCTGCTTCGGTCTGTGCCTTTGTCATCAAATCTGCATATTTTTTGACAATGGCAAGTTCCTTTTCTTTATAGGTCTGATGCTCTTCTAAGAACTGATTGTAAGCCTCTTTATATGCTTTTTCCTGCTCATCTAATCTGTTTCGCAGTTCTGCTTCATAGCCCTGACTTCTCTGCTCTGGCGTAAGGTTTTCTATTTCCTCCTTTATCTTGCCTATCTTTTCAGAGAAAGTAGACATGCTGCTTAACTGCTCATCTAAACTCTCTTTCCAATTTGTAAAAGGGTCTTTCTCCCCTGTAAGGGAATCCAAAATCTCTTTCAGTTTTTGCCATTGGTTTATTTCATCATCGGATAATTTAATTCCTGATAATTGCTTTTTGTCCAAAGCATCAAACCTGCTTTTAATCTCATCGAAATAGCTATTTCCTTTCAGGTCAGAAAACTGATTTTTAGCCGTTTCTTTTCCGTATTTTGCTTCTATCTGATAGCGAACTTTCCATTGTCTTTCCAGTTCTGCGATTTCTTCATCGAAAGATTTTTTGATATACAGCTTTTTGACTTCTGCTATTCGTTTTTCCAGCGCTTCCCTTTTTGCAAGTAGAGTCGCTCGTGTTTTAGCATCAGAAATTAGCGTTTTATTGTTTAGTCTTTCGTTGATTTTAGATAACTCGCTCTCTAACGCACCAAGCGAACCTGCTAATGGAGCATCAGCCTTACTTCTTCCGCCTAATTGTTTTTTAGGTTTTGAGGATTGCAAAGGATTATCATCCCATTTTTTAGCTAAAAGCCTGTATTTATCAATCTCTTTGTTTTTTTCTTTGATTTGGGCTATTTCAGTCAATTCGGCTTTTTCCTCTTGCAGCCTTTTTATCTCGGCTTCAACCTCGTTTTTATTCAGGTCTTTATCGGCTTTTTTATGTGAGCCATCCTCTCCTATCTGTAAAGCATTTTTAACACTACCTGCCTGATTTTGAACATATTTAAGCCTTGATATAAGCCCTGCAAAGTCCAACCCATCTATTGCCGTCTGCATTTTTGCAAATTGCGCAGGAATTTCCCCAGCCTTTGCCTTTGCAGTGTCTAATTCAGGATGTGTTTTCTTGATTTTCTCTATAACATCATTTATCTTCTTTTCTTCATCTTTCCAATAGTTTAATTGCTCTTCTAATGGAGCGTTTTGGGACATAATAGCCTCTGCTCGTGACTTTTCAGCCCTTTCTATATCGGCAATCCCCTTTCTTAACTCCTCTATCCTGCTTGATATCCTCCCATCTGCATCATCTACATTCAAATCTTTTAATTTCAAAAGGCTATCCATCTCTTTCTTCATATCTTCCAGAGTAGCCTCTATCTTTTTGCCCTGATTCTTTTCTAATTCCTCGTTGAGCTTTTTATGAACCTCTGTAAGATTCATTGCCATAATCTGCTCCTGCGACATATTTTTGAAAGTTTCAGGAGCAATCTCTAAAAGCTTCTTATACGCTTCTTGCTTTTCGTAGATGGTAGCCGTTTCGCTTTTAATAGTCCCAATTAAATTTTGAGCCTCACTCTTATAATCATCGGTTTCTTTGTTAATCTTCTGAAGTTTCTCCGCTCCACTTTCTAATGCAGTGTCCAGACTATATAATACCGCTATAAGTCCCACTGTTCCAGCGATAGCAAGAGCGTAAGGGTTCGCCATCATAACAGCATTTAGTTGGCTTTGTAGAGCTATTTGTTTTATTGTTGCTCCTATCTGCAGGTGTCTCGTTGCAACATCATAAACCCCTTGGATATTAGCAATTTTCATTACTGCAACTTGAGTAATTACCGCTGCTCTATACGCTCCATAAGTCCCAACCAATCCTGCTAATACTACGCCTACTTTTTCATAGTTTTCTACAAGGAAAGTGATTCCCTGTATCCCACTGGATAAAAAGCCCTCTGCCTTTTCGCCTATCTTGTTATACGTCTGCTCAATAGCATCCTCCAAGTTGGCGATTTGTCCAGATAATGAAGCCGACTGCTGTTCCATCAAATTAAAGAACAAACCACCTTCATTAGTTAGGTTGTTGATAACGCTTTGAACCTCTGGAAAACCTACCTTTCCTGCTGAAATAAGGTCTTTTACTTCGTTTTCAGCAACACCCATTACCTTTGCTAATTCAGCAGTCATAGGAATACCAGCGTTCATGAATTGGTATAAGTCATTGGTCATCAGTTTACCCTGTGCCTTTACCTGTCCATAAACATGGATTAACTGCCCCATAGGAACGCCAAGCCCTGCTGCCACATCTCCCATTCTACGAAGTGTATCTACCACCTGCTCGGCTGGAACTTGAAACGCCAAAAGCCTCTTTGCTCCATCGGTAACATCTGTTAATCCAAATGGCGTTTTTGCTGCCAAATCCACCATTTCCCCCATAAGAGCCTGTGCTTTCTCTTCGCTTTTTAGCATCGTTCCAAAGGCTATTTCAGTCTTCTGAAACTCTCCTCTTACACTGATGAGCTGTTGAGTGAAGCCTTGTAAAGCCTGAACAGAGAAATAAGCCCCAATGCCTATTGATAGATTCTTAAAAGCGCTGTCCATCTGCTGGGTTTCCCTCTGTGTCTGCTGGGTAAGACCTAAAATATCTTGGCGCATCTCTGTAATGCTTCTACGCCATTCGTTCATGTCTATTCCAGCACCGAAATATAAAGCCCCTTGACTTGTGTTCATTGATTATTAGTTTTTATACATGTTGAATAATTCTTCCAGCTCTTCTGCTGTCTGTTCTTCGTAGTTTATCACTTCTTTCCCCTCTTTTTTCTCCGAGTCATAAGATGGAGTATCTATCAGCATTCTTTGAACGATACGCCAGTCTATTTCCCAAAGCAGATAATCTAATGTCCAGCCGTAATGATGGCATATTTGCCCCATAATGCCGTAAATAGATTTTATTTCTTCTCTATCGGATTTGCTTTGGTCGGTCGGTTTCCGTTCATCAATGCGATAGAGGTTATAAAATTTGCATAATTAGCAGTCTTTAAAAGGTTTTGAGCAAACTCTAAAAGTTCATTAGGTGTATAGTTTTTCAGGAAATACCATTCTAAAAACTTTCTGACAAGAAAATTATCTGCAAAGCACACCGCCATTGCTTTTGCTACATTTTTTGTGTTTTTGCTTACCGCCTGATACTGCATAGCGATTTGCTCCTGAAAACTCCCTGATGTCAAGAGTTCTTCATCCATTTCCATTTTGATGAATATGTTTGAGAGTTTGAGCATTCGCCCTAAACTCATCTTTTTACATTTAAAAGTTTTCTTGATTCCTAAAACACGAACCTCTATTTCAAAACCTTTATCTAAAAGCAGGTTGATTTCTTCTTGTTCTAAATTTTTATCGTTCATATCTACATTAAAAAAAGCCTGCCTGATAAACTCGCAGACAGGCTTTAAAGAAAGATTAAAAAAACAATTAGCTTAGCGTAAATCTTGGCTCTCCCTCTTTTTTAGGGCTTAAAACTTTTGCTTTTACCTCTATTGCCATTAGGTTTTTCTTCCCAATGTCAGAAGTGAATTTAGCCGTGATAGACACCCTTGGGAATTTAAATGTTTTCCCTTTTCTTGGTTTTAGCTCCAGCGATTTCTCAATCGTTACAGGCACTACAGGTGCTTTATAAACATTAGAGTCTACGCTTCCCCCAAACACTTTTACTACAGTGTCAAAATCATATTCATAGATGTTAAATGTCAAATCAACATCTCCTTGTTTGTATTCCACATGGATAGGGTTATCATGCTCTTCCACATAGAAAGCCGTTTCTTCTTGGTCACCGAATGTCAGCTTACAAGAATCTTCTGCTGTTTCTCCCAGTGGTGCTAAAACAGTTCCCATACCTCCATCAGAGGCGATATCTCCAACTTTTATTGAAGCAATACCGATATTTACTTCCTTTGCCATAATATATTGATTATTAGTTTATTGGTTAATAATAAGCGTTTAGGCTTATTCTAAAATTATAGTAGTTAAAATTATCTTCTTCAAATTCTTGATGATTAACAACTTCAAGATTGAATTCATCTTCCCAAACCTCGCTCAATGCAGAATAAACAGCATCTGAAATTTCTTTAAGGCGCTTTGCGTTCTTCTGCTTTTGGACAATCCCATTATTTGCCTTTACCTCAATCATCGGAACATAACAATTCACATTAAAAACTCCATTCTGCAAAAAATGGTTAGTCATTGTAAGGGAGTTTATCACAATATCTTCTTTTTGGCTGTCAGCAGGGCGCTTATCTTTGTAGATTTTACCACTGATAACATTATTTATTCCAGCCCTTAAAAGCAGTTCTAAAATCCATTGTTTGCCATCTAATACTGTCTTCTTCATTTTAATTGTTTTAATAAATTAGGCAGATATTGAGAGGCAAACTGCTCTGCACTGGTTAAAACCACCCTCCCTTTACTCTCTACATAAGAAGCATATCTCATACCTGCTACTACCACAAGGGAAATTCCTCGTTTGGATTGAGCAACTTCAACAGCGAGAGTTCTTCCATATTTTAAAGGGTCTTCGTTACTTGGTTCTGTGCCGTGTTTAGAAGCATTAAAATTCTCTTCTACAACCTGCCCATCTATTGAAACTACATATCCGATAGAGTTACGAAGATTAGCCGTGTGGTCTTGATAGTTTCCATTTTCTTTCGCTTCGTTTACAGCCTTTTCGCCTACCCATTTAAGAATCCTGATAAACTGCTCTTCTGCATGGTCTTCTGCATGCTGGAACATCCTTTCAAAATCCCCCATATTAAACCTCGGTATTATAGCCATATCCTTGCGTGTAATTGGTCTTTAACAAAGTTTACAACATTTCCCTCTAATCTCAACTCATCTCCATCCCAAACCTGCACTTTTGTGCCTTTGTCTATGTTCTTAATAGACTTCGGAGCGTATATTACAGAAGTCTGAATATAAAACTCCCCATCTTCGGTCTGTTTCTTGGATGTTGAGCCTTCATCTCGGCAAACTCCAAAATCTACCCATTCTGATGCTCCCTCTGTCCATTCTGCTGTAGACTCATCAAAATACGCCTCAGAATGAATTAGCGCTTTTAGTTTGTATGGATATTGCTTTACTGCCATCTGCTTGTAATGTCTTTTATGCTGTTGTTTTGCTCCAACATGTTAGGCTTACCCAATTTCCCACAAAGAAAATTGTAATAACTTCTGATTACATCCTTATCAAAGCTGATAGAATAGCCACCCTCTGAAATACTGCTGGGCTGCATCATAATGTCAGGAATTACATTGTAGAAAAACAAATCCAAATTAGTATCTCTCCCTACTTCATCAGAAGAAGATAACCCCAATATTTCAAGTTCAGCATCTATTCTGTCCGCCGATAAATCCACAGACCAAATTGCCAGTTTTTCCTTAATGTAATCCCTTATATTCATTATGAAAGTTTAGTTTTCAGAATAAGTTTCTGTCTTGTGTTGTTAAGCACTGGTGTAGCAAACGCAGTTCCCTTTGTAAGCACTCTCATTGGGTTAGCCTCTCCCAATACAGACACTAAAATGAAATCATTAACAGTTGTTTTTGAAGTTTCATTTAAGTCAATATTTGCCTCTGGGGAAATAGTGTATTGCGTTGCACCGAAATCTGTTGAAGTTGCCAAGTGGATATTTCCAAGTTCCCAACCGCTGGTAGCCGTAATACTTCCATCTTTTGCCTCTTCGTTTACATAACTTTCCCAGATGGTAATCGTTGGTAAATTTTGAGCAGCCAAAGCAGAATTCAACTGAACCAAAGAAGGCTCTTGAGAAATTCCCAATGCATTTTGTGCAAAAGATGCTGTAAATGCAACTACTTTTTTAGACTTCACAAACTGATTGAAAGTCGCCAAATCCATTACCGCAGTAGTGTATCGGAATCCTTTCTTAAGTGCTTCTGCTTGTGCTTTTCTGAAATCCTCAATAGGGTCAAATGTGTCCTTGTTCGCAGGTAAGAACCAGTCCAAAGATGCATTTTCTGTTTTCACTTTAAAGTCAATTTTCACTCCATCTTTTACAATGTATTGACCTTTTGACAATAGCGATTTTGCCATATGCTCCAATCTCGCATTGATACCATCCACCACAAAAACACCATCATCATAAATAGCATTGATAAGCTGATTTTTAATGTTAGCGTTGTTAGGATACAGAGCAACAGCGTTTCTTAATTCATTGATTCGGAAAAAGTCTCTTTCATTTTTAGACCTACCAACTTCAATCTTCGGAATCTCTCCCTTGATTTTTTCAATAAACTCTCTCCCTTTCAATGGAACATTACTGTCTAATGCCACTACATCAGCCATTACTTTTGCTCCTAATTCTCCTTCCAAGTTTCCAAATGTCAGCCCTGCGCTAAAAGCCGTAGGGAAAAAGTTGAAAACCTGCAAATTCCCAAGCGGATTAGAATTAAGGATTGCTCCCATATCCGCCTCTCTAAACTCTGGAATAATTGTATTTGCGTTTATTACACTCATGTTTTAGTTTTTTAAATGGTTTTTAGTTTTTACCTCCTTAGATTTGAGTAATTCTTGGCAATGCTTCTTTTAAGAAAGTAGCACCTGTTTTTTCTTTATCAGGTAAAGCATTTACTCTCACTATTCCTGCTACTACGATAGAAACTAATGGATAGTCATCTATCACGATGTCTGACATGGTAAGTCCTACAGCATCTTTCACATTCGTTGCGGACAACACCGCATTTATCGGCTTGTAAGTTCCATTTGTGTGTGGAACTACTACTGTCCCAGCTGGAATAACTCCATCTGTAAATCTCGCTGATGCTTCTGTTTTGTCAATATGCACTCCGCCTGGAATGGTAGCATCAACTTGGTCAAAGACAACATTTTGTCTTCCTTTTCTGAAATCTGTGTTAATTCCCTTCATTGTTTTGAGTTTTTTGTTTAATATACGCTTGAACATCAGGGCTTATCTCTTCTGCTTTGATGTCTTTTCCGCCAAAATTTGGAGGTTTTACATCTCCTAATTTTGCGTCATTTAATTGTTGAAGGAAGCCAGCCTCTGCTTCTTTTACCGAGTTAGCAAATGTTTCTATTTCTTCATCGTTTTGGAATGTTCTCCCTGCGATTTGAAGTTTGTAGAAGTTTTCATTTACTCCTAGTTCTTTGAGTTTAGAAATCAATTTCTGCTCGTTGCTTAAGTTTTGCTTGTCCTTTTTGAAGCCCTCTACTTCTTGGGATACCGCTGTGAAACCTTCCATTAGTTTTTTTGCCCATTCAGGCATCTCTTCATTTGGTTTTGGTTCTTCTTTTGGCTCTTTTGGAGCAGGTTCAGCAGGTTTCCCTTTTTCAAGTTCTTCAATCTTGGCTTTGTAGGTTCTGTTTTGGTCTGCTATGGACTGCTGGACTTTCAACATTCCCTCTACCCCCGCAACAGCGGTTTCAATTTCGCTCTCTTCTTTGACCGCTCTGCTTAAAAACTCCGCAGTAGCTTTCAAAACATTTTCACTTAACCCTAAATCTTTGTATTTAGTTTTAAGTCCTTTTAAGATTTGTTCAAACATGAATTTATAATTTTTATTTAGGCTCAAAAATACTTTAAATAACTTTGCTTATTTATTTTAAAATAAGTATTTTAGCCCCACAAATTAAAATTTAAATTTTAAAAACCGCTTTTTGATACAATGGAGAATATTTTAGATAGGAAAGTAACGGATTTGACTGTTTTTGAATCGATGAAATACGCTTACCTTGTTTCCATTTCATCAAAAATAACGATGAGTTTAGCCGACTTTTGTGAAGCAACAGGACAAGATAGAAGAAAGGTTTATTCTTTATTAAAATCAAGATATTACCCTGAAAAGTTACTCTCTGGCGGATATGCAAGTTTGAAACAGCGGAAAAGCCCAATATTTATAACCGAAGAAGTTTTAAAATGGTTAAGATAAAAACACAATTAGAAACCAAATTAGATTTAGAAAAGAGGAAAGAAATTATAACAGCAAAAGCAAGTTACAAAGGGCAGGTTATTATCCTCTTTAAAGCAGAAGTATCCAATGGTAAAGTAAAAATATTATAATCATGAATAAAACATTTAATTTTTCAGAATTTTTGATGAACAAAGGGTTTTCTTTTACGAATTATGGAACACATAACCTCCATGAAATAAAAACAGAAAAAGGTTATTTTTGTGTAAATCTACAAGGCGAAACAATGACCACAAAGAACAGCGAACCTGAAAGCCTAAAAGTAGATGTTCCTACGCCAACAAATGAAAATGAAGCCGAAGAATGGCTGGAAGAATTTTTAAGCTAAAAGCTCTAAGTTTTGTTATACTTTATTTTTCTTAACTATGCCACCAGTAGAACTGGTGGTTTTTCATTTAAAAAAGCCCCCATAAAGGAGGCTGAGTTCAATAAATAAAAAATGAAAAAAAGA